TGGTGCATTTATATACTTAGATCCTCCTTATGACATCAAGGATAATCTTTATGGTAAGAAAGGTGCTATGCATAAGAAATTTGATCATGATAAGTTTGCAGAAGATTGTGATAGACATACTGCTCATATGATGGTATCATATAATTCTTCCCAGTTAGTTAAAGATCGTTTTAAGGAATGGACTGCTATTGAATTTGATCTTACATATACAATGAGATCTGTTGGTGAATATATGCATGATCAACAGCAAAGAAAAGAATTACTTTTACTTAATTATGGAATTGAAAGATTGGTTAAATTCAATAAACCAAACAAAGAAAAATCTAATAGATGAAGACCCTTCATTAGAGAAAGAATATTCACCCTATATTGTGAATCGTATTTATTCTGGACATCTTGATGCAATTATGTTTTCTAACGAAATGAACAGGTATCATTTCTTACCTAAGAAGATGCAATATGATTTTTTTCTAAATACACTCAGAACTAAGAAGAGATTTTCTCCTTGGTTGCGTAAAGATGAGATTAAAGATCTTGACTTGGTGAAACGTTATTATGGTTATAGTAACGAAAAGGCAAAACAAGCTCTGCGAATCCTCACAAAAGAACAACTTAATTTTATAAGATCTAAATTTGAAACTGGAGGAAGACAATGAGTGTGGTTCAAGAGCCTGAAGTTAAGTGGGCACCCGAACAGATGGTGGAGGTAACCCTTAACGAACCTGATGATTTTTTAAAAGTCCGTGAGACTCTAACAAGAATTGGTGTAGCATCAAGAAAGGAAAAGAAAATATATCAATCATGCCATATATTACATAAGCAAGGAAGGTATTTTCTTGTCCATTTTAAAGAACTCTTTGCCCTTGATGGCAAACACGCTAATCTTACTTCTAATGACGTTCAGCGTCGGAATCGTATTGCTCAGCTTCTTGCTGATTGGGGATTGGTTGGTATTGTAGATGCAACTAAAATACAAGATATTGCACCTTTAAATCAAATCAAAGTATTAGCATATAGAGATAAAAGTGACTGGATACTTGAGACAAAGTATAATATAGGTAGTAAAAAAAAGAAACCTGAAGAATGAATGGTCGCCTAGACAAAGTTGAGATGACTGCCAAAGTCATGAAAATGAAAAATGGGGTTGATAATAAAGTATGGTATCCTGAGTGGGATAAACGTCAAAGAGGTGCTGCTTCCCGTATACTTACCAACGTATTAGAAACATTAGATGAATATTGGATGTAATAACCGAACTGGTTTAAATGATATGTGTGTTTAAATAGTAATGTCGCCTTCGGGGACACAATTCACACTCGCTTAATAAGGAGAAAAACAAATGACTGCACTAGCAAGATACCATGCTGCTAACCTTCCAGAATTAATGAAGGTTATTAGACAAAATGGTATAGGTATGGATGATTACCTAGATAGATTTTTTAATGAATCCCCACAATCAAACTATCCACCATATAATTTAATACAGGTAAATAATCATGAATCGAAACTCGAAATTGCACTTGCGGGGTTTAAGAAAGATGAGCTCAAAGTCTTCACGGAGTTTGGAAAATTATATGTCGAAGGCAGTAAAGAAGAATCGAAAGTTGATGGAACGTTTGTCCATCAAGGATTGGCCCAACGTAGTTTCAAACGAGTTTGGACGGTCTCAGACGATACGGAGATTGGATCCGTCGAGTTTACAGATGGACTCCTCACCGTGGAGTTGAAGAAGATAGTTCCAGAACATCATGCTCGGAAAGAGTATCTATAAATAAAAGCGAATATCGTTCGCCGCAGACAGAGGGGTAACTGGCACAATCCAGTTGACACCCCTCTTTTTTATTGGTATAATTAATACAGATAAAACTTTATTATGAGCGAAGACGCTAATCGAATTGCTTCAGCACTTGAAAGAATAGCTACTGCTCTCGAAAAAGGTGCTCATATAAACATCGA